CGGATCAAGCTGAGACTTCCACTTCGTCTGCATCATGGGGAGTGTGAGATTGATCGGAAGACCCATTACCAACCCCCGTTAGCAGATCCACCGGCAAAACCAGTGCCCCCATAAATTGGGTCTTGGCGAGTTTCAGAAATGGTGTCTGCAATCCCCGCATCTCTATTTTGAGACGCGTCTTCAATTCTCTGTTTCAAGAACAGGAGTTCAGCATCGAATTTATCGGTGTTTGCACCCTCTTGTTCTTTATCAATAGCGTACTTTGCAGCACGAACGATCACGTACCTCAACCATCCAGACGTTCCAATCGTGGTGCAATCCGTATCTTTTAAAAGAGCCGCAAGCTTAGGAGAATACCAAAGAATCAGCGTTTGAGATCCCGCAGGAGTGGGGATAATATTAATATTGTTACCCATCAATCGGTAACGCATATTGTAGACGCCGTAAATCGTAGATGTGGAATTCGGATAGACGTATTGATTTCGCTTAATGAAATCGAAACGAAGCAAACTCACACGAGAAGGAGTCACTACGCTCGTATTCACATTAAGATCAACGCCAGCTAGCTTATAAAAAGCTTGCGCAGGAGCTCCAGAAACTCCGTTGTAATTTCCACCCAAATAGTTAGTAACACCATCGGGAAGAGGATAATTAGCGGTCGTACCATTAGTTTGAATCGCCACATAGTTTTGAGCAAAGTAGTCCTCATAAGAAACCATTAAGAGATCATAGAGCTCATACATCGCAAGCCTGAGAAATGAATTCCACTCACTCGTGGTAACAAATCCAGAATCCACACGGTCTGCAGTTTGTTGAGATCTTAATCTCAGCTCAAACAGAGACATCTCACTAGGTGGAGCGGCCACCATCTGAGCAGGAGTACTGTAAGGACCTGTTCCGGATGAGTTAACCCCCGCTACCTGGTAATAGTACATAATTCCTATCCCAGGTAACGAGTCAACATATTGAGTTGTTACGCCTGTCGTAGCGTAGTTAACGAAATTAACTCCATCCGTGGAACGCTGAATCTGATAAGACGTAGCGCCTAGGCTTCCTTGCCAGGTAATCAAAATGTTTCCGTCAGCCTGCTCGGCAACTAGTCCTTGCGGCTGATATGGAACAACAATCGCCATTGAAGACTCCTTCTAATCAGAGCCCGCCAGCTCCTGCAGAATTCGAAGGGCCGCCGTCTGGAATACTGACGCTGCTTCCATCAAATCTAAAACGAAGCGCAACAACTGTATTTTGAGCGGGCTGAGTTGGGATCAAAGTCGTAGTGCTAGAACTTGTAGGAGCTAAGAATTGAATAATCACTTGAGCACCTGAATTGGAGGCAATGCTTGAATTGCTAATCGATTGATTGGGATCACCCACTGTTTCGATCAAACTAATTCCGGAGGTTCCAGGAACGAACACAGTTCCTGAACCGCCGATAGATCCTGTACTCGTTGCTACGAAAGATTGATTTAAAGAGGGCGTAAAGCCAGCAGGAACACCTGCAGCAAGCCATTGAGCCGCGGTCGTCGTTCCAAGAGTTGCAATTTGATAAACATGTCCAGCCGTCACCGAAGTGAGTCCCGATCCAGAAGGAGGAGAAACAAAAGAGCTTGAACCAGACAATGCATAATTAAAATTGTTTTTAAAGATGATTAGAGCATACCCAGCGAGTGGGTTTGGATTCACTTTGCCGCTTAAACCAGTTCCTGGAGTCGCGGTAGTGTGCATGAATACGTTGTCTACATATCCATTTGACTTAATTGATCGCACGCCAAGACCGTTTCCATTTGAAACGTCTACGGTAAAATTAAGCTCAACTTCTTTAGGTTGGGCGATGTTCATATAAATTGATTTTCCGTTTAAACCGAAACCGCGTGCGTAACTCATGAGGTTGTTTCCTTATATAATCAGGGATTTCTCTCGGCAGGACCCTGAACCATCTCTGCCGCAGTACGCCTGGCCCATGCCAAGCCTCACCCTGGTCAGAAATGGGGCTATTAAATAAAAAAAAGGGCCCACCCCTTTCGAGATGGACCCCTCAAACTCACCGTTTTTTAAGCGCTGAGTGTAACTTGCATATTGTAGCCAGGAGCTGAACAGATCAGGTTTCCGTAGTAGGCCACGCGAACCTCAAGGGCATCCGCATTTCCAACGCGCAGACCTTCAAGGCCTTCCATTCCGTAAGTGAGGATGTGAGGCGCTTTTCCAAGCGTTCTCAATTTCCAAGTGTCTACGGTAAGGACGTTGGCGCTTTGAGCAGGCTGGCTGCGATCCGCCAGGACTGGAATTTTTCCATAAGCGCTATGGAAGTGAATCGCTTCAAATGCCACTGGCACTTCGTCGTGCTCGAGCTGAACGTATTGAACCTTAGCTCCCAATTCGTTGATCAAAGTCGCATAGCTCACGAAGTCGATCAAGATGAGATCAGGCGCAGCACCTTCGCGGTTGGCAAGAGCCAATGCGTTAGTAATCCCCTCAGAAATACTGAAGGAAGAAGCGTTGTAACGAAGGCCTCCCAAACGAGTCACGTCCGCGGAACGGTTCACGCCCCAGAAGTTATCGTTCGATGGCGGATCTACATTTGGAACCCAAGCCGCAAGGCCAGAGAGTCCCAAAAGACCAGCAATCGTTGAAGCTCCGCCGATACCGATATCACCCAGAACCTGAAGGTAGTCTCCAGCGCCCCAAGAGCTTTGAGGAGCACCTTGAACCACGGTTCCAGAGATTGCTCCAGTCCCACGATTAACCGAGGTGATCTGAATCGCATCGATAGTACCAGGAGTGTTCTGAAGAGCTGCACCACCATCGGTAGCAGTTGCTTGCAGAGTCATTCCAACTTCGAACTGAACGACTTGCTGAGGGTTACTCAACACGAAGCTCAAAGTAGGAGCACTGTACGAAACGCCAGCCGAGCTGATTGCGCCGCGTGATGCAGTTCCGCCCGAGAACAATTCAAACGCCATGTTGTTCGACAAGTTCCTAAAACCGTTGTCGAGCGTACGGGATGCTTCATCCACGAATGCACCGGCATTGTTTTTAGTCTGCTCCATGAGCAAGTTCGTAATCGTAACGAGCTGATAATCTTGAACCGCATAGACGAAGTACGAAACCACGTCCGATGCAGTCTGCTGATTCTGCGCGTTTGCGAATACGTGCGCTCGACCTTGTGGGTTGCCGTATTCCAGCGGGACCAGTTTTTGTTATCGTTGAGGTTGTTATCTCAACTTCTGGAATTTTTCAGCGTATTCGATCATGGCCAGCATTGTTTCTATGCTTTCTTCCAATAAGCCAAATGCTCGATTACACTTGATGCAAAGAAGTCCTCTTACTTCTAGAGTTTCATGATCGTGATCTACGGATAGATTTACGACCCTTCCTCTCCAGATTGTCTTTTCAGGCTTCTTACAAATTGCACAAACCCCGTTTTGTTCTGAGAACATTTTGTTCCAGTTTTCTACTGAAACTCCGTAAGTCTGCTTCAATTTGGTATCCCTTATTTTTTCGGGATTACCTTTACGATATCTCCTAACCCAATTGATAATTTTTTCAGGATTCTTTTTGTAAGCAATTTTTCTTAATTCGCTCACACATCCTTTACAGCGATTTTCTTTCTCTAACCGCCTGTAAAAATTATCCATGGGCTTAAAAACACCGCATCGGCTGCATTTTTTCAAACCAGCTCGGCGTACATCATCAACCTTCCTCATGGCTGTTCTCCACTCTTGGGCATATTTTATTCTAACACACCGTGTTGTTAGTTTCAACGCCTACGCTCTACGGTGGCCAAAACTTTTTAGATCTTGGCTTACCTCGGGATTGGCATTTCAGCTTCCCCCGATACTGGAGAATTTTACATCCCCATAAACCGCTTTAGTTTAGGGATGTATTTGCCCGCAAAACCATCCTTATTCGGGCAAATTTAGAGAGACCCGATGGTTTACGCGGCTAATGCGTATGTAGGACTCTCATTTTTCGGGACCATCGCCAGCCAAGGGTTCTTGGCGTAGACGATGTTTTTCATGTAGTCTTTATCGTCCGTGTACAATTCCTTCAACGCAGCAATCTGGTTGGATGAATTGGCATAGACTGGTGAAATAGCCATATTCGTTTTCCTTTATGAGGAGTTATTTCCTCAGGTTTCCGGTCATTGCGGCAATTGCCCTAGCTCTTCTGTCTAGCGGCGAAGACGCAGTGTCCCGGTTGGTTAGAGTTCTCATTTGTCTTTGTTGTAACTGCTGAGTGTTTTGGACAGGAGGTTGCGGGCTAAGCCTGCTTTGAACCTTCTTGATATTTGCGATCTTGAGGCTTTCATTAATCAAGTCCGTTTCAACTAAATTTAACGCCTCATCAACATCCAGGACTTCTCCTGTTTTTTTATAAAGGCGATAGATTAGTTCTTTGACTTGTGGAAGACTTCCTGTCTCCCTGACCATCTCGTATGTGTCACCCTCTTGAATCATTTTCTGCGCTTCTTTCATCATTTCTGACAAAACTTGCGCTTCAGCCTGAGTATCTCGGTCGCTTAGAGTTTTATTTAACTCGTCTTTAGCGGCCTGGATGAGCTCTTCTTTGAGAGCTCTTGGATCAAGATTAGAATTTTTAGGATTTGAAAGGATGGCTTCTGTGAGCTGGTCATATGTAAGACCCATCTCAAATATCTTCAGTGGATTAGCCAAAAGATCGGCCTTAGAAACCATATCTCCAGTGATTGCTGGAGTTTGGTTCGCTTTAGCTTCTCTCTCTGCCAATTCCCTCTCTTTCACTTGGAGGGCGCGCCTTTGTTTAGCAAGCGCGGCAAACTGAGGACTCAGGGGTTGCGTAGCTTCGGTTACCGCTTGAGTCTGTCCACCCTGGTCAGAAATGGGGCTATTTTCTGTTTCTGGCGCTTGAGCAGCAATTTGTGGATCGAACCGATCAGGGGAAACATTGGTTCTCATGGTGATCGTTCGAACAGACTGAGGCTTTTCTCTTTCGTGCTCTTCGGTGGGGTTGACTTGAATCGGTGTTTGACCGGCAGCGATTGCTTTGGCTGCAGCTAACTTCTGAGCACTGGCCGTTTGCCCTACGTTGGTTGATTGAAGATTGGTTCCGGGAGCACCGCCAGCACCTGCTGGCATAGGGGACATTTTCATATGAATTCCTTCTCTCGGTTACTTCCGAGAAGTTGGAGGGTTATGCAGCTTGGGCTGACTGGCCTACTGCGTTTGGGACAAGTGGAGATGTTGGGAGCGGCTCTGGATTCGCTTGAGGCGTTGGGGCAGGCATCGGAGGAGGAGTTGCCGACTGGATGAGTGCCTGCACCTGCTTGAAATAATCTCTGAGCTGGTCGGCTTTCTTCTCTTCTAGATTAGCTGCCAGATAGAGATTCAAGTACTTCACAACCAATTGAGTCGCGAGATTGAGATCCAGGAACGAGTCTGGCTCAATGTATTTGCCGTCTTCCACAATGCTATCTAGTTGCTGATAGATGCGCTCTTCAGAGGCGTTATCCAGACGTTCATTCTGTTCAAGGTCAGGAAAGCGCATGAGACGTGCGCCTTCTTTAATCGTCAAAATCCCAGCCTGAACCAGCTCAGTCACCGTTTGAATACGACCAGCAGGAGTTTTAGGTAATGCACTTTCCGTAAAGCACTGAATCACAAAAGGATCTTTGAGGAACTTCATTGCGGGGAGATCAATTTCCTTAGTTCCATCCTTATTCGGATAGACCGTTTGATACTTGCCGTCTCGCTCTGCAATGTCTTTTGCGACCTCAGCGATCATGTAGGCGATATCGACGAAGACGTTGTCGTATTTTTTTGATAGAGCCGCGAAACGATCTGTAGAGATATCATCATAAGAACGGATAGCTGCACCTGAGTTCAATCCCTCTGGCTTCTGAGAGGTCGCCTGCATGGCAGACACACCACATTGCTGAAAACCGTACTGAATCAGCTTATCACGTTCTGCATAAAGCTCAGGAGCGTTGCATGGAGGAGTGATGAACTCGGGTTTCACTCCCTGCCACATGATCACGCTGCCCAACTGGTTATCGAGGTGGGCCTTAGGAACTCCAGAACTCTTCTCAACCAACCATTTTGGAGTGCTCAGGGTAATCATGCGGGCAATCGAATAAAGAATACGATTTAAACCCATCTGAGTTCCGAAGAGCTGAGTCGCTAAGCCTTGTCCAAAGAATCCCAAGAAAGGATCAGAATAATTCATGAAAACGAATGGGAACTTAGGCTTATTCCACTCTTCATCATAGATGATGCCACTGGAGAGGGCGAGAGTGTGACGACCAGGAACATAACCAGGTGCTTTTGGGTCTGGACCTGAAGGAAGCTTCCAACCTTCCACAACCATGACTTGATCGGAAGTAGTCCTTCCTGAGTCAGGACTATTGTCAGGAACAGAGTTAGGAGCAGCAGCAATAATCAATTGAGCAGCTTTATCGCTATTGGCAATCAACTTATCTCGATCCATTAGTTTTACTTGAATTAAACTCTGAGGGTCACCGTTTACTGCATCATTCTCGTCTACATAGAGATCGGTGATCATCACGCGATCAACAGCGACCTTACCGTCCGTGCCTTCATAGACCTTGAGGCATCCCGTCCCCATGACGATACAATCTCTTAGGATCTGTGTTGCTTTCTCATAAGCCTTAGTCTGATAGAATTCGCCTAAGATAAATTGATTGAGCTGCTGAGCAAGATGACGTTGCTTATAATCTGCCCCATCGGTCAAAAATTTGGGTTGAGGACGTGCTTGAGAGAGTCTGCTGACTAAAGTATCCGTTGCAGCCTGGATGAGATTGAACGTCGGCCTGTCATCGGGCAGTGTTTTCGTCCGGTCCATCTTGCTGACATTGGACCCAGCATAGGAATAAACTGAGAGACCGGAATACAATCTGATATCGACTGCTAGCTGTCTAATTCTATAGGTTTGATTCGTCTTTAAGTAATTAGCTGTTCCACAAAGCTCCATAGCGAGCTTGTGATCATCCTCAGCCTTCCACCACTCAGCCAAGATCGAAGACCCCAGCATGTCCGAGTTGGACTTGGTCTTCATCAGGATCTTACTGACGGCGTTGTCTTTCTGCTTATAGGTCTTCCCAACTTTCATTGAGCAACCTGATTCTCGGGATCATCATCGGGATGACCGCCGGCTGAATAAAACATGAGTTGTTCCGGAGTCAGCATCCCGTCTGGAAAATTGGAATAAGGATTCTCAGGATCGACCTCATCCTCTTGTTGAACGACAACGCGTTCCTGAGGAAGTGACCCAAGCTTAAGATCGATATCTCCCATCTTAAACGTTTCTACTCCTTGCTTTCGGAGCAGCTTTATAAGCTTTTCTAAGTCTTTAAGATTCTGGATCAAGCAGGCCTCGGCATCCGATCTTTCTTGGAACGAGACCGTATAATCCTGGACACCATGTCATGGCGATCTTCGTCTTCTTGTGCATCACCGAGTTCATCGCCCGAGTTTGCGCCGGTATCACTGAACTCGAGGTCATCTCGGAGGGCGAGATCATCGAATTCGTCAGGCATGCTGCCAGTAATCCGCTTGTCTTCATTGGCAACCATTCCACCTTCGGAATAGCCCTTCATTAGGCCCATCACGATTCGTTTCACCATGGGATGAATCGGATCGCCTCCACCGGCTCCTTCGTCTTCATCTCCGAGTTGATTTTCAACGTCGTGCTCAATGCCGGATTTCATGTGGTCGTCATGATCAGGCTTCATTTCTTCTTCAAGCTCAAGAGCGAGATGGGCCTTAGGCATCAAACCGCCGTCCACTTCGGGCTTATCATGAGATTGGTAACCGTCATCGGTGAGCATCCCACCGTCAGCCATCTTCTTTGCTCTTTTCTTCATCGCGTACGCCATCGGAAGACTCATTTTATTCATAATTTATCCTAGTGAAATAACTGCCGAGACCGAGTTTAAAACCGTGTCCTCAGCAGCACTTGAGCTGAGAGCAACCGTGAAACTATCCGAGAGAGCTGCCTGGATCGGAAGCGAGAAACCATCTGAGCCAGCCATCGTTGTAAACAAGGTAGTTCCATTCTTTTTAATCGTGCAAACCACCTGAGATGGGTAGCTTAAGAAGTTTGGATCAGTTGGATCGCTCTGAGAGAGTCTTGGAATCTTAATCTTTCCCGATAAGGTGTAATTACCAGCAACTGGAATTACGATCGTGAGAGTCTCAAGACCTGAAATTGCAAAATTCTGTGAATAAGCGCTCATAAGTTACCCACTCCGATCGAAACATTGGCTTGAATGACATTCAGAGCCGAGTCGGCTAGATTCGAACTTGAAAACACAACCGTGATCGAGTCAGCAGCATTGCAAAGAAGACTCGTTGAGAACTGAAGGGCAGATTGAATCCCAGCAACTGTAGGAGCTGTGTAAACTGTCGTACCGTTCTGCTTCACTGTGATGACAACACTTGAAAGAATAGAAGTTCCGGCAGCAGGAGTAACCACATTGACGGGAGGTTGTTGATATCCAGAGCTAGAAGGTCCAAGCCCTTGCCCGGTAGATCCATTCCCTAAACCACCACCGCCCTGAGAAAACTCAGCGAGAGTTCCACCGCCTGCACCGGCACCATGTCCAGACCCTACGCCTGAAGCGCCATCGGTCATTGATCCACCGAATCCTAGTCCCAGGCCGCCTTGACCCAAGCTAAAGTACGATCCTTGTCCGATGCCCGACACGCCCCCAGTAACACCCAGGCCCTGATCAGCTCCCGAGCCAGCTCCAAAACCATTAGCAATCGCCAGGGGAAGCGTTACTTGGCATTGAACGACGAAGGGAATATTTGAGACCGAGATGTTATTGGGGGGGATTGTGGAGGGAACGGTATAAGTCAAAGTACCTAAACCTGTTTGAATATAGTTAGTCGCTAATTGAAGCGTGCCATTGGTAACCATTAAATATGTTCTCCCTCATGATGAGGTTCTGAGTCCAAAAGCTCAAAAGCTGATCTGAATATTTGTGCTGCTGATTTGTAATCTTTGGATTGAAGAGCTGAATGGAGCTCGTCCATGGCGCTCTCTAAAGAATCAAAGTCCTCTTCCTTGTTCTCGTCGGGCTTGCGTTCGATGGCGTCTGGAAGGGCAATCGACCCAACTTCATCTTTCTTCTTTAAAAAAGGTAGCATTTGATCCCTCTATGCTGGTCAGAAATGGGGCTATTTGGATAATCTTGTGGTATGGGTTGGGGATGTTTAAAAAGGTAAAGTATAGGCACTGTCCCACGGAACTAGAGAAGCTTAAGGAATCTTGGAGTGATCCCGAGATTTATGAAATGATCAGACTAGCGGCTCGCGATGCAATTCTTTTTGGAGAAGCACAGCTCCAAGTCACAGAAGAGGAAATTGAATACATCCCCGTTAAGTTTAGTGGATGCTCTTGTGAGGATAATGGCTGAAGGGGCAGGGCTCGAACCTGCAACAACACGGCAGTTGGCTCCAGAACTAGGACTCGCACCTAGACTTCACGTCTTAATAGGACGGCGTTCTACTTTGACACTATTCTGGAATTGATGTTTTGCACCACAAGCCCTAGAGCAAAAAAGTTTTCCAAACTTTCTTTTTTTTAGACGATTGCGTGCGTCAGCGCCCTGGATGGCGAAAGGCTTTTTACAAAAACCGCATTCTGTCTTAAATTGCGTCCTAAGTCTTTTTTCTTGGCCATGCTCTTTGCGATGAATAACAGAAGAGAGAAGTCCTAGATTCTCGATTCGATTGTCTCTCTTTTTCCCATTTATATGGTGTATCTCGTATCCTTTTGGCGGGACAAAGCCATTCGATCTCCAGAATACAACATGATGCTCATATGCGTATCGATCACGGTATTTCTTTCCTGGATAATCTTGGGGGGCAATGATTAGCTCGTAAGGACCATTTTTCATGGGCATTAACTTACCATAAGCTCTTCCATTGAGCTACCCTTCAATACTCATACTCATCCACTACAATAGAAACCTCTTCAGGCCAACTCTGCCTCTGCTGTTCCTTCTTGAAATGATCCAAAGCCTGATCAAACAAGTTTTCATTCATCTTCTTATGCCACGCAGCTGATCCTCTGGCAATCCTTGGAATGATTGGATCAGTGATGGTTGGCCTGCTCATGAGTGCGTATCTCGTCTCGTCGTAAGCGTCATCTCCTGAGAGAGGATCTCCTTCGGTTGCATCGACCTTAAGCACGTCTTCTACTCGGTCCGGATCATGGATCATCCTAGAGACTGCATCGAATGTAATCGGGCAAGTGTCGAAGATAAAGAACCTAGGTTTCTCATCAGGCTTTCCACGCCACGCTAGATAATCTCTCAACTGAGCTGCCCCTTGAATTCGATCAACTACGGCTGGGACAAGATTGATTCCGTGCGTTCTAAACTGCTCTGCAACAGTTGGAGGCTGGCGGTCATCTCTAAGAGTGCTTTTCTGTGTCCAACAATCTCGACCAGCAACAATCGGATAGAGCTTTGCTGTGTCTGAGTAAGTGTTGAGTTCTTTCGCAAACTCATCAACTCGCATTCCCGCTTTGACAAGTTCTCGATACTTGTAAGTATTTCCGTCTTCATCCGTTGCATACCAGCCAAAAGAGGCTGGATGATTGAAGCCATAGTCGTAGGCTCCGAATCGGTTCCAGTGGGAAGGGATTTCAAAGGGCTTGATGAAATGCTTTTCTTTCGAGATTTCTTGGAAGAATTGTCCTGCAAAGATGTTCCAGTCTCCATATCGGTAGGCCTTTCTTAATGCTTCGTTGGGTTCAGAGTCGAGGCGGGAGACATAGGACGGATCAGCTGCCATAAGTGCGTGGTTATCGTCCACCAATGCTTGAATAAATGTGTAATCGCTTGATTTTTCTCTCTCATTGAAACGCTTTTCAACAAATAACCTTTTGAGCCATCCATGACCCACTCCACCCGGATTGCCTGTGAGGATGGCCCTGGCCAAAATGCCTGTTCTCGATGACCGATTGGAACCAAGCAATCTTCTAAACATAGCTTCCGGCCACTGACCAGCCTCATCAATTGCCAGGTCATGAAACTCTCGGCCCTGATAAAGATCCACATCCGATTCGTTATTGCAGTGACAGAACTGAAGAGTTGAGCCGTTGGGGAGAGTGAGGAGTTTTTTAGATTCATTCCAGTATTGCCTCAGTGAAGGGAAGGATTGAAAGAGAGGTCGTATGTGATTACCCTCAAGCTCAGGATACGTTCGTCTAAATATAGCTCCTGTTGATCCGGGATACTGAGACCGTCTAAGAAGCATAATAAGTTGTAAGCCCTTTGACTTACCTCCTCCTTTAGCTCCTCCGTAGAAAGTAATTGGTGTGCTTTCAATCGCTTTGAGAAACGCTTTTTGTTTCGGTTGGAGCGCGATCCTGAGTTCATTCATCACTCATCCTTACTGAGATAATCTTCCACAATGATCTTCAGTCCCAGTTCTCCCGAAACTTGAACTGCTTGCTTGGCTGAGTACATGTACTTCGCCGCTTCTTTCGCCGCAGCTAAACGCATCTCGGGACTGATACAAGGTCTTGCTTTAACAGATCCTTCCGGGTTCTCAATGAAGATAAACTCATCTGGGAATCCTGCGCCCTTCCAATCGCCCGCGGCAATATGAAGACAAAGCTCTAGCGGATCAATCTGAAGATTCCTTGCAAGCTCTTCCGCATTGAAGGTGAACTTATTCTTTGAGCCCGTGGGTCTTCCTTTTGAAAGTTTGTGTCCTTTTGTAAACGGCATAATAGTTGAGTATTATTTTGACGCTCCTTATCAGCGTCAGAAATGGGGCAACTAGAACTTACGAGGAGAACTTCTCCCTTTTTCTTCTTTGCCCGAGGTTGCGATTCGAATGGCTTCATTCCGCTGGGCGAGTGCTGCCATTGCTGCGGGAGTTTGGGCTATTTGAGCGGGGGCTACAGACTCTGACGGCTCAATCATAGGAACGGGCGGGAATCCACCACCCTGCGGGAATCCACCACCCTGCGGGAATCCACCACCCTGC